TTTTGGGTCAGCGTTTCCGTTTGCTCGACCTGTGCCTCTTTTAGGTAAACCTTTATTTTCCATATCCTCACGCTCCTTTAACCAGTCTAGAGACTTGGCCATTACGCTTGTCATACTTGCTCCGGGATTAATTGGATTACCTGTTAGAGCTACGTTAATCATATTTACTTTATCGAGTAGTCTTGCTTGTGATTCTCCTACAGTTTTCATGGCTGTTCTAATAGGAACGTAAGCAATAGAAAATGAATCATAATAACCTGATTTTGTACTTGACCATACCTCATCAAATGACATTGTAACGTCTCCTTTAGAGTCGAATTTCTTCCAGTTAGGGTTAAGCTCGAATTTAACTTTATTGCCTTTCTGGTCTTTGTCTTCGGAGATTGCTTTGCCTAAAGGTATTCTAGTCAGGTTGATATTTTGAATATCAGACTTCTCTTCTCTGAGTGTTTCATGATCTAAGTCTAGTTTTATTGTTCGGGCTTTGAATTGAGAACTAATATCATTCATACAGTTGTCCGTGACTATATCGTTTACTAAATCTAAATCACCAGAATCAATATGTCCCTCTATAAAATAATGTTTAGTACCGTTTACATCTTCTGACTTTGCTTCAAGTCCAGTAGTATAGAATACAAAACTTTCATTTTTGACGGGGTCAAATTTAGTCATATATAGATTTAAGATGAGTTTTGTTTATAAATATTATATTGTTCAGAGAATGTATTAAACTGGTTCAATCATGAGCGAGTCCCTTTCTCCGACATGGAAAGGACCGCATGGTTGGTCTATAACTTTGGTTCTGTTCTTACTGGTTTTGACCGTTGCCTTGAAGTTATCCTCTATAGGTATTGCTTGCTCAGGTGATCCATATTTCTTGTGAAGCTCTTTTGTTACTTCACTTGTTCTATTATCTAGTTTCCACATTAACCATTTCTTAGCTTTTATCCCGGATTGTTTCCACGCATCAAGTTCTCCGAAATGTCGGGCTCTCATTGTTTCAGTTCTTGCAATCATCTCAGAACGGTTTGAACTGGTCTTGAATACGTTAGTTACCCGGTTCTTTAGTTTAGCTGCACCCTCGCCGTTCATGATTCCCTCTTTGAACTCACGTCTTAAGTCGTTAGCAACCTCATCTGTCATGTCTTTTATGTTATCAAACGTATACTCAGCAATAAAGTCCATTTGGTCTTTATCAGGCACGAACATAAACATATCATTAATATCATGTATCTTTTCGCTTGCTTCCTTACCAGATGATATGAACTCGTTTTTAATAAGTGTGTTAACCACTCCTTTGATTCCTTCAACTGTTAAGATTGATTTCAAAAATGTTATTATACTCTCTAAGCTCTTTATTTCTATTTTGTCAAAGTCCAATGCATCTAGAGTAGATTTTATTTGATTTATTATTTTAGGGCTCATTTCTTTGTCAATTAATACTTTTAGTGTGTGTTCGTTGTCACTAAGTAAATTATCAAGAACTAGTTTTAACTCTGAACCTATAGCTTTTACTTCATTCGACTTTTTTTTTACTTTATCTCTGGTCTCGGTCTCGACCTTCTTTTTAGTCTTATCTGGTTGATTTGTTTGTTTCTCCTTGCCGGTGTTCTCATCAGTATTGTTAGCGTTATCGCTTCTGTCTTGGTAGTTATTCATATTAAAAGATGTCTCTGGAGTATTCCATTGGTTAGGTGCTTGGTCTCCCCAATCTACAGGTTCAAGACCCTCTTCAGTCCTTACTTCATTGATTGTTTTTATACCGCTCTCGGTCTGGAGTTTATACAACTCATATTTGTTTCGTTCTTCGTCAATATCAAAGGTCATGTACTTAAAAATATATTTATTTGTATCGAGTCCCATAAGAGTATCAGTATAACCGAACTCTGTTAAGATTTCTTTATTAATATGGTCTTCGAGCATTCTAAGTTTAGGATTGATTGCTTTCTTTCTGAATACTTTAGATTGAACTATCTGATTTGACACTCCGGCAGCATCTTCCGAGTAACCTAGTTCTGTGGCTGTTACCCCGAATGATGCCCATACCATTTTAGAGTACCACTTTTGTTTTTCAATTAACTCGATTTCCTGTGAAGTAAATTCTATTCTAGTAAATTTGGGATCATAATTAACTATTGGAACTTGATGTATTGCTTTCTTCATGTGTCCAAAGTCATCTTTTTTATATTGAGCGTCATGCCATTGTTCTGTGAATGTTTTAATCTCGTCAGCATCACTTCCATCTAGACCAACTATCCCTTTAGGTATGTTGTTATCGTTGAAGTATTCCAGATCGGACTCTATATGATAGAGAAGCATTTGTAGACTCTTAGCGAGAACTTGAACAGGAGAGTACCCATAAATATCATCTGATCTTATCATGTCTTGAAACCAAATAATCTCTTTTCTTCCGAATGGAATAGGCATAGGTCCAGCTATCCAGCCATATTGGAAGTACGCCGCCCTATGTCTAGCCATCGAAGGGGGTATTTCTAAAAAAGGATTTGTCAAAGGAGCATTATCGGAGTCCATTATTTTCTTAGGAACAAGTAACTCATCACGGTTTGTATACATTCCATGTATGTCGGGGTTCTTTGTGAATGTATCGCCTGCTCTTGCGACCATCTCAACTAGATCGCCTTTGAAATTATAAACCTTATTGATTACGCCGGAGTTTACCTCTAGAACGTCTCGCATGGTCATCTTAATGAATACATCGCTGAAACTCTCGGAGTTGGTATTTGGGTTCATTAAGAAGCTCTTGATGTGATGAATATCCTTTTTGACCTCTTCTTTTAAATCCTCACCATCTTTAAACATTTCTTCCGGGAAGTCTGGGTTAGGGATTATATCCCATTCAATAGCACATAGTTCATTTAGAATAGTTGAGATGCACATATCTACATAAGGGGTCTGAGATAAATATCGGATGTAAGGTAAATTCGCAAAACGTGGATACCCAAAAGGTGGTTTATTCTTGGTCTACAAGATTACTCTTATAAACTTACAAGAATTTGGGTATGTATGCTTTGTTTAATCCGTCTCTAGTCGTCTCGGTCAAACTCGATATGAAAGGAACTGACTTCTTTCCAATCGACCTCTTTCCAAATATTGCAGATTTTATGTTCATATTTACCTCCCATGAATTTTAAGATGACATTTTACACATAATGTTATGATGTTATTTTTATCGAATGGGTTTTCACATATACCCACAGGTATTATATGATGAGCATGAATCTTTCCTCCGTGTTTGCCGCAATCTTGACAAGCCCACCCATCTCTTTCATATATTTCTTTTCTAATTTTTCTCCATTTAATATTAGTATAGATACCGTATTTTTTTATTCGCCCATCCTTATATTGTGGATTTCCCGCTCCAGTGAATTTTTTTGATTTGTCTCTATAATAACATTGTTTCGAACAATATAATCCTTTATTAATCTTTGTTTGCCATCCAGAAACATAGAAAAGTTTTCCACACGTAATACATTTTCGATTTTGTCCAGTTCTTCTTTTCTCTGGGGTAATCCTATGAAGTTCAACCAATCTACATTTATTCGAGCAAAATCTCCTTCTTTGAGATTCCCATGAATTGAAGGACTGTCCACACAACTCACACTCTTTAGATTTCTTTGGCATATATAATTATTATATAAACCATCTTTTATAAAAGGAACAGACTTTTTTTCTTTGTGAAAGAATCGTTCTAACATGATTAAAATTTAGTGATACTTATTTATAAATCGTCTATTGTTCGGAGATTACGCAAAACTGAAGGCAAGTTCTCTTTTATTGACCTCAAAGAACATTCTCATCATGAGACTATCCCCGAAGTCAGTAGACCTTCCTAAGTTCTCTTTAATCTCTTCTTTTGAGATTATCGCCTTGGGAGTATCTTTTAATGGGTCTTTCTCTTTGATGTGTTCGAGGTCTTCTATTAGCTTGGTTTTAACATTGTTCGGGACATCACGATAGCAGCCTATTTTAGAATCTCTTACATACTCTGAGGCCAAGAACCAACATTGAGCTTTTAGATTCTTGTAGTTTTGTGTCTTCTCGCCTTTCTTTTCTTTAATCTGATCTTGTCTGGATTTTATCGCACTTCCGTTATTTACGAATCCTTTAACTCCTGGAGTATCTTTGACGATTCCATAACCTACTCCATCGTTATCTAGTACACAATGCCGTCGAGGTATTTGATGTTCTAATAACCTCTTATCGAGTTCCTGGCTCGAAATGTTATCTAGGTCTTCTATTTTGTATATGTGAAGTCCTTTCCAATAAAATAAAGTTGTCCTGTCTTTGCCGTCTCCTGATATATCCCCCGTTAGAAACTTGTCTCCGTCTTCTCCACGAAGTGTAAATAAATCTAAGATTGCATCATATTCAAATAATTTAGTCGGGTCATCATCATAATTCCAGTTACCGTTTAATAGTCTCTCACGGTTTCTTGAATCTAACCTTTTTAGGTTGTCTATGTAATGCTCAGAAATAAACGGAT